ATTTTGTATAGGCTTTTTTATTAACGGAATTTAAAACGGAGACAAAATTTGATAAAAAAGTTGTTGACAACGGATATGTAGTAGTTTATATTCAGTATCAACAACAACACAAACGGAGGTTAAAAATGAAAATTACAGACCTAGCCAAAGAAATAGAATTAACTGAAGAAGAATTAAATAGTAAAGTTATTGAAAGAGCGTTTCCAGTTAACGCTTATTTTGAATATACCTTCTTCATGGCTACTGAAGAAGATGCTGATGAGTACTTCATTCGCAGAGGTAATAATTGGACATGGAAAGGTCCCGGATTTTATGATTATGATGGATTTGTCTGTACTGATGATGAGCATGTTGTTTCTTGTTTAATTATTGAAGACGGCGATATTGTCGCCACATCTTACAGCATAGATAACTTCATGAACAAGACAGCTGGAGATAGCTGTGAAGATGATGTTGACGGCGTTATTGACCTGTGGATAAAAACATTTGAATTTTAAAATAAAGACTTAACTACTAATAAATAAAGCCGGGTTAATCCCGGCATTAAAAGGAGATGAACAATGAAAAATACTAGAATCGAAACATTTGAAATGTTCACAAAAGAATTATGTGAATCAAACGTACGTGCTTTATCTTTTTATAAAGAAGATTTGCAGCATTGTTGGGATTTTTCTAAGATTGAGGGTGACCTTTGCGTCTTAGGATTTGCAATAAAATTGCAAAAAAAAATGGTGTCCTTTATAAAATGGGCACAAAAAAATAAATGCAAGACTGTTGGTTATTCTGGTAGCTATAAAACAATAGCATTGTCTGACTTATCTTACAGGGTTGAAGAGGGTAATCTTGTATTTGGAGCTGGACGACTCTTTCTGGAGTATTGTGTTTCTAATATAGCAGTAAACACTAAAGAACCTCTTAACCGAACACAGCTACTTAACGAACAGCTGAATGTCTGGAAACAAAAAACACTACTTGAGAGAGCCGAAAGAGTTTTACATTGCCTCAAAAAATACGAGGTTAAATTAAAAAATTGGAAAAAATTCTTGGAAGAAAAGGTCTGATTGCAGAATTTAAATAATTGTGGCTTTTGGAGGTAACTAATATAACCCACGCTACAACAAACAAAAACAGGAGGAAACAAAATGGAAACAGTAAAAGTAATCATCAACGAACAACATATCCTGCTACCAGAGCAGGAAGAGATTTTAAACTCCCAGTTTGAGGACTGGGAATTTTTCAAAGTTCCAGCTGACGGCTGGACATTACCAAAAATGAAAGAGATTGCAAAGTCTCTTGCAAACGATAACGTGGTTTTTTGTTCACCAGTTCCAGTTTTACTAGCCGAACTTGCAAAAAACGCAGGCTTTCAGGACGCCTGCTCAAAAGTGGAGAACGGCTTTTCTGGTCAAGTTCCTTCTGTATTCGTTTTTCATAATGATAGACGTGAAAAAAAAGAATTGCCAAATGGCAAAGTGATTTCAGTTACAGCCAAAGAAGGCTGGCAGCTGGTAGAAATATAATATTTAAGCCATACAGATTTATTCTGCATGGCTTTTTTTGTTTAACAACAAACAAAAACAGGAGGAAAAAAAAATGAAATACAGAATTTATGTTGCTTCACTAACAGATTATAACAACGGTATCCTTCACGGAGTCTGGATTGACCTTGACGGTAAAGATTCTGATGAAGTTATGGAAAAAATTGAAGAAATGTTGGCAGACTCGCCAACAGCTAAAAAATATGGTGAAAAGGCTGAAGAATGGGCTATTCATGACTTTGAGGGGTTTGACAGTCTACATGAGCATGAAGACATTGAAGAACTGATTGAAGAAGTCAACTTAATGGAAGAGTATGGAGACGCCTGGACAGCTTACACAGCTATTACAGGACGTGAATATGCTACTAAAGAAGGCTTTCAAGAACGCTATCAAGGAAGCTATGAAAGCGAACGTGATTTTGTGGAGTGTCTACTTGATGATATTGGCGAACTTGGAAGTATGCCAGAGCACCTAAGAGATTATTTTGACTATGATAGTTATGCCAATGACCTTTTCACATCAGATTTTGAATGTGAATATGTAGAAGGTATTTGTTACGTTTTTTACAGATTCTAATTGTGTAGCCAAAACAGGAGGAAAAACTAGTAGTGAAGTTCTGGAGAACTTAACAGATGGTTTTTACAGTCTGGTAAAAAAATCAGCTAAAGAATACTTTTTAGTCAAAGAAGACTTTGAGGGACACTTTCCAGACACTGAAGACCTCTTTAAAAACCCTTTATCATGGAATGAAACAAGTTTTAATTTCATAGCTGGAAAAAAGGTTGATATCTTTACACATTCAGTTTGTACACTTATTCTTGAAACAAAAATTCTTTTCAATTTTGAACTGATAAAAAAATTAAAAGATATTACACCAGCATATATAGTGCATTATGACAGTTACTTTATGTTTTCAGCACAAGAGACAGAATTTAAGTATCTTTTAATGCCACTAAGAAACTAAAATAAAGGCTACACTTTAGGCTTAAATTTAAAGTGTAGCGGAAAGGATAACTCATGAAAACAATTAGATACTACACAGACACAAACGAATATATGGAATTATCTGAAGCAGTAAGAGAAAAAATAAAACATGACTTGGTTGAAATTTCTATTGAAATTATTCTCCAAGATATACAAGAACATTGGAAAGAAAAACTTGAAAAAATGGGGTTTATTGACCCTAAAATACGTTATGATGTGTCTTTTAGTCAAGGTTCTGGTACAAGTTTCACTTTTACTGCTCTTGATGCTGAACTTATTGAAAATACATTAGTTAATTGTAATAAATATGATAGTTATATCTTTATGTTTACAAAATGTTTACAGCAAGATTTAATCACAGTTTCCGGTCAAGATAGTTTTTCCAGGTACGTACATGAAAACACGGTTAGCATTGACTGGGACACTAATCAGGAAATACCTGAAAAACTGGTTGACAGGATTGAATGGGTTATTGAAAACTATCTTGAACCTTTAAGGTTAAGAATATGCCGGACAATTCACAAGACATTAGAAGACAATGTTTTAGCTTGCTATGAAGATTCTTATATTAGTGATTTATGTACGGATAATGAATGGTTGTTTACTGAAGACGGATATTTAATTTGAACATAAACAAGAATCTTGACTTTGAAAAAATAACAGCATACAACTTTTACTACCAGGGCTACTTTAAGACTTGGAAGTAATTACAAGGGGTAACCATGTCAGTTTTTAAGAGGGGAAAGTACTATTATACGGACTTTATTGTTAACGGAGTCCGTACTTGTAAGAGCACCAAACAGACAAACAAAACTCTTGCTCTAAAAATAGAGCAGGAGCTTAGAAAACAACAAAAAGTAACAGTTCTGTTTTTATCTTCGGCACTGGAGCAGGTCTATATTAACCGCTGGCAGCATACAAGCGACGGACTCAAATCATACAAACGAGTACTAACAATTATCCGCTTGTACTCTGACATAGACCTGAACGACATCACCAGTACCACCATAGATGAAATCAGACAGGTTTTAAGAGAAAATCTAAGTATCACTGAAAGTACCATTAACAGGTACATCGCAAATTTACGGACAGTATTACGTGAAAACAATATCAATGTCCGTTGCCGTATTACAAAAGAAGTGCCTGAAAAAGAATTTGTTTTTTCGCCGGAACTGGAACAGCAGGTTCTGGAAGCAATCAGGCAGTCGTCTTTGAAATATACAAGGGAACTTTCCTTCCTGTTTCCAATACTTATTGATACAGGTATGAGACTTTCAGAATGCTTGTCCTTAACTTCAGAAAATGTTCTGGACAACTACCAGTACGTTGAGCTGTTTTCCAGAAACTGTAAAGCAAGTAATCCTAGAGTTATTCCTTTAACTGAACGTGCGGGACAACTACTAAAAACTGTAATTACTGAAAACATGTTTGAAGGGTTATCCAATTATACTTTCAGCAAGCTTTTCAAGAAGTTCAGTCCTTACACGTTGCACACTTGCCGTCATACTTTTGCAAGCCGTCTAGGACAGTCTAACTGTTCAGCACTACAATTACAGTATTTATTAGGACACAAAAGTATTAAGACGACAACCAGATACACCCATTTTTTACATCGGGAAAATCTGAAAGCTTTATTTCTGAACTAAGGGACGACAACAGGGACTAACACTTAAGGTTTATCTAAAAGTAAATACTTAAAAATTTACAATAAAATCAATTGGTTAAAAAGAACTGTTATTTAATCAGACACTCACTCACTTACGGGGAAGCAGGGCGACACTTTACGGGACTAACAGGAAAGGAATAATTATGATTGAGCAACAAATTAAGCTCGAAAAGCAAAACATTTCTGAAGCAATCGACAAGTACAGACAAAAAGTAACACAAAAAGAAGGGAATCTGCCTCCGGACTTTTTCCTTATGAAAAAAGCTTTCAACCCTTTCAGGGATAGTCTTGCAGTGTATCTGAAAGATAACGCAAGGGGAGGACATTATGGTATTATTAAAAAATATCTAAAGGAATTAAAACCTGATGAACTTGCTTTTATTACTCTGCAATATTTGATTTCTAAAGATTTTCTTAATGTGCCTCTACAGACACTCTGTCAAAAAATCGGGAAGGAAATACAACAACAGATTAACTACAACAGGTTTAAAGCTGAAAACAAAGCCTATGTAAAAACTATTGTGGAAAATCAAAAAGCGAGCACTCCTGTACACAAAAGAAGAGCCTGGGGAGTAATTCTTAAAAACAAAGCTGAAAACAGGCTTGAAATGACTCCGAACGAACTCTTTATGACAGGGAAAAAACTGATTGAAGTGCTTATAGAAAATACTGGAGTAGTCCAAATTGTTAAAGGCAGAAGCAAGACAGGAACAGATAATAAAAGTCTTATCTGGACTACAGAGATTCAAAAATTTATGGAAAAAGCACACAAACATTGTGAGGTAATGTTTGCTCGAAACTTACCTATGATAGTGCCACCTGTTCCCTGGACTGATAACCAGAACGGCGGTTACTATGTACAGGACTTAAAACTAATCGACACAAAGAATCCTGAACAGAGAAAACATATTCCTGAAGTTTTCCCTGAAGAAATACTTGAAGCAGTCAACAGGATTCAAGCAACTGCGTGGGTAGTCAATAAACAAGTCTTAGAGATTGCTAAAAGTTTGCTCTATAAGAAAAATAATTTTGGAGTCCTTACAAATCCCAGACAGGAAAGGGAAGAGCCTCAAGCTGTTATTCCTACAGGAACTAAAGAAGAGCAAAAAGCGTGGATAAAAGAAAACCCTGAAAAGTTTGTTGAGTGGAAGCAGAAAATGACACAGTTCTATGACTTTATTAATGCTCAGAGAACTAAAGTCAGAGCTGAAATTGACACAATAAACACTGCCAATGATTTTAGTAAATACAAGAAAATTTATTTTCCTCATTTTATGGATTTCAGAGGTAGAATTTATCCTGCTGTAACACACTTGAACCCTCAAGCTGGTGACCTGGCTAAAGGTTTACTTTTGTTTGCTCAGAAAAAACAATTAGGAAAAAAGGGGATTGATTGGTTGGCAATACATGGAGCGAACTGTTTCGGAGAAGACAAGATACCTCTTAAAGACAGGATAATCTGGACTGAAGAAAATACTCTTGAAATCCTGAAGTCTGCTGAAAATCCTCTGGAAAATCTGTTTTGGACTCAGGCAGACAAACCGTGGCAGTTCCTAGCATTTTGCTTTGAGTGGAAAGCAATGTTTGAACTGGAAAACCCTGAAAAGTACAAGTGCAGTCTGCCTGTAAATATAGACGGAAGTTGTAACGGACTACAGCACCTTGCAGCACTCCTAAAAGATGAACAAGGTGGATTTAAAGTGAATCTGCAAAATGCTGAAAGACAAGACGTTTACAGTTTAGTTTTGTCTAAAGTTAAAGAAAAACTAACAGCTAACCTGATTGAATACTCGGAAGACTGGCTACCTGTAATAGACAGGAAGTTAATCAAGCGAAACGTTATGACAGTGCCTTATGGAGTCACTCAAAGAGGTATGGCTGAACAGCTTGCAGCAGAAATAAAACTTGAAACAAGTCTGAAATACAGAAGACTACAGGAAAATCTAAACAAAGCCTGTAATGCTCTGGGTATTGTAAATTATGAGACAATCAGAACTGAAATTCCCTCTGCAATTATAGTAAAGGAATGGCTACAAGCCTGTTCTGAAGAGTTTACTAAACACGGACAGCCTGTTTACTGGACAACTCCGCTCGGACTTAAAGTGGTACAGGAAAAACTAAAAACTACAATAAAAAGAGTAGAGACAACAATGGGGAAAAGTAAAATAAAATTAAATTTTAAAGTGCCTACATCTGAAATTGATAAAAGAAAACAGGCTGAAGGAATTAGCCCTAACTTCATACATAGTCTTGATGCGACACACTTAATGATGACTGTCCTTGCCTGTCCGAAAATAAACTCTTGGGCGATGGTACACGATAGTTTTGGTTGTCTTCCTTCAGATATGGAACAACTGTATAAGGCTACAAGAGAAACCTTTGTAAACTTATATTCCAAGCCTGTTCTGGAAGATATCCGCAATCAGTTTATAGAGCAATTGCCTCAAGGAAATTTCCCTGAATTACCAGAAATGGGACAGCTAAAAATTACTGAAGTTTTGGACTCAGAATACTTTTTTGCATAGCAACGGGGACTACCTATAGCGAGTTTATAGGTAGTCCTTAAAAAACTTACGGGAATTTCTACGGCACTATGTGGAGAAGATACCAAAACTGAAAGGAAAAACTAAAAAGGACTTGCTAAACTTAAAATCAATGTAAATTAAACACTTACTTACCGGAGGGAACAAACATGGATATCAAAGAAAGAACTTCAAACTTTGTCATAATAGCAAACCCAACAATTTCTTCAAATGGAACCTGGAACAAACGCTGCGTTTCAGGAGAAATAATAACTTCAGCACAAAACCTTTGGGATGGCATTACAGATATACTATCTCAAAGGCAAATAGATACTCTTGAAAGATTGTATTCTAAAGAGTTGAAAACATTAGGTATTTTATAATTTTACTTAAAATGCCATGTTTGACAATTAATGACAAAAGAGGAGGTGTCTATAGAGTTTACCATCAATTCAGAGGAAAACTTACAATGAAGAAAGGATATTAATTATTGAAACACTGAAAGAACTTTCTAGACTTTATGCCAGTTGGTATAAAGGCGAACCACCTGAAACAGATAATTATATGAATGTAGCAAACCTTACAGGCATACAGCCTGAACATTTTATTAAACAATTTGAAAAAGGAATAAAACCTTATGAAAGAACCAAAAAGAACTAAAAACGGAAGCCTGAGCTTCACAACCCCAGTCGGTGAAAGTTTTTTCGCTCATCTGATTGAACCTGACACAAAATTTAACCCTGATGGCATGTTTGCAGTGAATCTGAAGATGTCAGCAACAGACCCTGAAGCTGAAGAACTGAAGGAATACATAGACAAGGAAGTTGAAAGCGTTTTTGAAGATGAGTTCAACAAGGTAAATCCCAAAAACAAAAAGAAAATGATAAGACATTATCCTTATGAAATGGAAGTGGATGAGGAAGGAAACGAAACCGGAAACATTCTTTTCAAGTTTTCCAATAAGGCATTCTTTGAGGACGAAAAGACAGGCAAACAGATTGACCTGAAGCCAAAACTTTTTGGCAAAACAGGACAGCCTCTTGATACTACCGGAATAAACTATATCGGTAACGGCAGTCAGATACAGGTTGCAGGCTACATGAAGGGCTTTATGATGCCAGCTACAGGACTGACAGGAGTAAGTCTTAAAATCAATGCCGTACTTGTAAAAGAACTGGTAGAGGGCAACCAGTCCGCTGAAAGTTATGGTTTCGATGTCGAGGAAGAGTCCTGGGACAATACTGAAGCGGCTGACGGTGATTTCTAAGACAAGTAGTCTTATCAGAACTTTCAGGTCAGGTCTTGAAAGGGAAATTGCAGCTCAGATTTCAAGAGAAGGTCTTCCAATAAATTATGAGAGTTTTAAAATTCCTTTTGTTCAGCCAGAGCAAAACAGAACGTACACTCCCGATTTTCTCTTACCTAACGGGATTATTATAGAATCAAAAGGAAAATTTGAGGTTAAGGACAGACAAAAACATCTTTGGGTAGCAAGTCAATACCCTGATTTAGATATTCGTTTTGTCTTTACAAATCCTAACCAGAGAATATCGAAAAATTCAAAAACTACATACGGTGCTTGGTGTAGGAAGTACGGCTTTAAGTATGCCAAAAAACTTATACCTCAAGCATGGCTGGAAGAACCTGTCAATCAGAAATCTTTAAAAATGTGTAAAGAACTGAAGGGGAAATGAATGTCACAATCAAGTATAGTGCTAAAACACCTTAAAAATGCTGAGGGTCTCAGCCAATATGAAGCGACAAAAAAGTACGGAATAATCAGGCTGGGAGCAATAATTCACAAGCTCAAACAGGAAGGTCACAGAATACGTACTGAACTTCACAAGTCAGGACAAGGGGGGAACTATGCTGTTTACTTTCTGGATTGACTTCTGGAAATCCTTCTGGGAAGAGCCGGAGACTGAAAAACCGCTCTGGGAAATGGACTTTTATGAGACTTATCACACTAAAACACAGTCCAGTAAAATGTCCAGAAAAGAAGCTGAAGAAGAATGTTTCAAACTTTTTAATATTCACGCTAAAGACCCAGTCAGAGTCAAACTTGATGCAACTATAAGAAAATTAAAACCTTAAAAATTAAGAGGATATTATGTGGAAAGAAGTTAAAGCAACAGATTTAAAAGTCGGAGATAAAGTAAAAGTCACAGGGTCTTTTGAAGGGAACTCTTTTGATAACGCTGAAGGTGTTGTTGTTGGTATCAGAGGGACAAGCTTCAGTATTGAATTTAAAGGTGAGGGTGTAAGAGATAAAGAAAACTTACACGGTGGTATAGGAGGTAAAGCACATTCTTGCTGGAATTTTGCCAGAAACACAACTTTCTGCACCTTCTGGAAAGACGAACCTGTTTACTACACAATCTTCAACAAGGAAGAAGCCAGACATCTTGTAGGGAAACCTGTAAAAAGAAGTGACGATGGTATTATCTGGACAGAGCCTGAAATCCTGGAAAACATAGAGCCTGATGGTTCAGAATACCCGTTCGAGACTGATGAGGATTGCTACAGGTTTATAAAAGGACTGTCTGAAGAAGAGCAGAAGAGAATCAAAGAAGAGCAGGAGCTTGTCAAAATTCTTGAAACACTTACAACTCCAGACGTAATCAAAACCATCAAAGAGCTTGTCTTCAAGTAATATTGTAAAATCTCATTTACCTTGTCCCTCCTGTCCAAGTTCAGATGCTTACTCAGAGTATGACGATGGACATGGCTATTGTTATTCCTGCCAGACTTATTTTCCTGCAAACAAAAGTAGTAAAATTCAAACAGAATACAAAGCGATTCCTTCTAGAAAACTGACAGCCAAAACCTGTGAGTTCTATAAGTACGGTGTCGGAACTTACAAAGGTAAACCCTGTCAGGTAGCCAACTACGGTAAAGCTCAGAAATTAAGATTTCCAGACAAAACTTTTGCAGTTATTGGAGACGGTAAAAACTTACCTCTTTTCGGGCAAAACCTGTTTACTGAAGGCGGTCTGAAAGTAATCATTACAGAGGGTGAAATAGACTGTCTTTCAGTTGCACAGGCAACAAATCTAAAGTGGGCTGTAGTGTCACTTCCTTCTGGTGCTGGTAATGCTGAAAAAAGTATTAAGGGCAGTCTGGAATGGCTTGAGTCTTTTCAGGAAGTAATACTTATGTTTGACAACGATGACCCTGGAAGGGAAGCTGTAAGTAAAACTGTAGAACTCTTCAGTCCAGGCAAGGTTAAAGTCTTTCAGTACCCTGAAGGGTATAAAGACGCTAACGAGTTACTACAGGCAGGACTTGGTGGAGCTATTATAGACGGTATCTTCAAGGCTAAAGCCTATAGACCTGACGGAATAATTTCAGGTCAGGATTTACTTGAAGATGTTCTGTCTGAACCTCTGCCTGGACTTACAATTCCCTATCCTGAAATGAATAGAATGTTTGATGGTCTACGTTATGGAAGCCTTTACTTGTTTACAGCAGGCTCAGGAATAGGGAAGACAACCATAGTCCATGAACTTGCTTATCATTTAATGATGGTACACAAGGAAACTATAGGTGTCATAGCTCTGGAAGAAAACAAAAGGAAAACTGCAAAACGCTATCCAGGTATTTACCTTAATCACCCTCTTACTTTAAACCGCTTTGGACTTACTGACAGTCAGATTAAAGAAGCCTTCGAGAAAACTACAGGTTCAGGCAGGTTTTTCCTGTACGACCATTGGGGTTCTCTGAACCTTGACAGGCTTATGGGGAAAATCAGGTACATGATTAAAGGTCTTGGCTGTAAGTGGATAATTTTAGACCATATCAGTATTGTTGTGTCGGGTCTTGATGAAATCGGGGAGTCTGAAAGAAAGCTGATAGACAAACTGATGACAAGACTAAGGTCTCTAATTGAAGAAACTCAAGCAAGTATTCTGGCAGTTGTCCATTTAAGCAGAGCTACAGATAATAGTACAAAAGGTTGGAATGAAGGTAAGCAGGTCAGCTTGAGGTCTTTAAGAGGCTCAGGAGCTTTGGAACAGCTTTCAGATGCTGTGATAGCGTTAGAGCGAGACCAGCAGGGGGACAATAAGGATGAGAGTATAATCAGAGTCTTAAAGAATAGGGAACTTGGTATTACAGGGGTTGCAGATACACTCTTGTATAATCATAAGACAGGCAGGTTATTACCTGTAGGGGAACAACAAGTTAAATTTGAGGATTTTTAAATATGTGGAAAGTAATAAATAAGACAAGTGACGTAATAGTATTCGTAATAAGAATAAATAATAAGTCACCAGATACACACAGCTTTATAAACAAGAATGTTTTTGCTTTTACAAACCATGTAATAGAATTAAGACAAGGAGAAGAGTTTAATAGATATATAGAAAAATTTAATAGAAAACATGGTATTATTCATACCGAAAATTATTACACACCAGATGACATAAAACAAATATATGATGATATACAAACAAGTTATGTTCTTAAATTAGAAGAAATAGCTTATAGAGCTACAGAACTAATGTCTGAATATATTAACCCTGAAAGATGGTTTGAATTAAAAAAACTAGTACATGAAGATACTAAACACTATTTAACAGACTGTTTTATGAGTGAGTATGACTTTGCTCACGAAATAAAAGATGCAAAACATATGACTATAGAAGCAATAATAAAATATAGAGTTTAGTTATGTGTAAATAACTTTTTACAAAATAAGAACCCTACTAATAATCTAATTGGTAGGGTTTTATATTGTAAAGAAATTAGTTTAATTAAAGGAAACTAGAAAATGGATTTTATATTTAGAATACAGAATCATTATTTCGAAAAAGGAACTCCGTGGGTTGAGTTGGATAAAATCAAGCAACGGAGTTGGTTTCTTTCAATTGATATTGAAGATGATGAAGTAGTTCCATGCTATGAAGCAGTTTGCTCCTTATGTGAGGGAACAGGAACAGAATTTATAGTCCTTAAAGATGGGGCTCAAGGAGAATTTGCTTGCAGAAACAAATGTTGGCAAAACAAAAATGCTGAATTAAGAATAAGCAAGGACATAGCTTTTAAGTCAGTAAAAATATTAACCAGTAAAACACAAGAGACTCATCCGTATTGGGAAGTCTTTCTTGATATGAGCTATTCTAATAGTACAGAGTTAAGAGACGTTACATTTAAGAATCTTCCGGGTGAAAGCGGAATTTATATGCTCAATATCTGGTTCGATTATGATGGTGAAGAACTTAATTTTGGAGATAACTTTAAAAAAATTATGTGATGTTTGTGGAAAATTTTATAAACCCTTCAGTTCTACCTGTGAAAGACATGTAGTAACTAAAACGGGTATTACTTTCGATTTAGAAATGATGGTAACTACTCGTAGACTAAATGGTCTTGGTAACCCTGTTGGAGGGGTTGACCTTTGTCAAGAATGTCTTAGAGACCACCTGACATCATTTTGTACTAAACTTGAGGAGGTTTTATGAAAGCAACATGCTGTTACTGTAATTGTTTAATTAATTTAGACCCTAGTGACGATTTTCCAGACGAACTTTTTAAAGAAGGCGATGTCTTTGAGCGTACTTGTCCTGATTGTGGTAAAAGACTAAGTATTTGTCCTATAGCTACATGGTCTTATGATGTAGACAAAATTGATTCAGATATATTAAATTATCAATATAAGAACAAATAATGAAAAGAATAATCTTCAGTAATTATCTTGTCTGGCTGTTTTACCTGTGGATAATTGTCCCAGTTCTACTAAGTATTCTAGGTGTCTTCATTATAGTTACCGCAATGCTTGAAGCAATGCGAAAAGAACTTGTCTGGATGAAAAAACTATGTACTGAAGCGGAACTATCGATAAAATATTCAGTTTATAAAAGGAATAAAAAAAATGTACTCAGAAGAAATTAAAGCAAGGCATATAGACAGAAGACTTGCTAAATATTTAAGAGACAAAGAAGAGATAACCGAAGAAGATATTGAAGAAGCTGCTGAAAGAGAAACGCAGGATTCACTTATCTTTGAAGAAGCGGAAGCTCTAGCCAATCGCTTTAATATTTGACCTTGAAACTGATGGACTCCTTCCTGAATTAACTAAAATCCATACCCTTACTATATACGATACAACTTCTGAACGATACAAACGATACGACAAACAAGATGTTCCTATAGGAATTAAAAGGTTAATGCGTCCTGACAACGAGATAATCGGACACAATATCATCTTGTTTGACCTGCCAGCTATACAGAAGGTTTACCCTGAACTCTATTGTGTTTCTGAAAAAGACCCTAGAGTTATCGATACACTCATCTGGAGTAAACTCTGTTTTCCGCACCTGAAGGAAATGGATTACGGCAGGTTTCAAAAAGGGATGCTACCTGGACAGTTTATAGGTCGTCACAGTTTAGAAGCATGGGGGTACAGGTTAGGAGAATTTAAAGGAAACTTTGGCAAGACTACAGACTGGAAAAACTGGTCAAAAGAAATGTCTGATTATTGTGAGCAAGACGTAAAGGTTACAAAAAATCTTTACAATTATCTTATAGCTTTTTCAGACCCTAAAATGTTTGCTGAAGCTCTTCCTTTAGAACATCAGGTACAATGGATAATAAGACGGCAGGAGAACTTTGGATTTTACTTCAATAAAACTAAAGGTGAAAAACTCTATGCCAAACTTTTAAAAAAACAACAAGAGTTACTCGTAGAATTACAGGAAATCTTCCCACCAGTAGTTAAAAACAAAGGACAGTTTACCCCTAAAAAGGACAATAAAGCCAGAGGGTATACTGCTGGTGGGACTATGACAAAAATTGAAATTACCCCATTTAATCCCTCTTCAGGTGACCATATAATTTATGGACTCACTAAATTACACAACTGGAAACCTAAAGAATTTACAGACAAAGGTAATCCGAAAACCGATGAAGATGTTTTGTCTTCACTGTCTTACCCTGAAATTCCCAAACTGATTGAGTATATGACTGTCAGTAAACGGCTTGCACAACTCCATGATGGGAAACAAGGGTGGCTGAAAAATGTCAAGCCGAACAGCCGTATTCACGGAAGAGTTAATACTTTAGGTGCTGTAACAGGTCGTATGACTCATAACAATCCTAACCTTGCTCAAGTTCCTGCCGGATATAGTCCTTACGGTGAAGAGTGCAGGGAACTTTTCTGTGTCCCTGAAGGTAAAGTGCTTTTAGGTTGGGACGCAAGCGGTATTGAGGCAAGATGTATGGCTCATTTCCTTGCACCTTATGACAAGGGAGCGTTCATTAAGACGGTTCTGGAAGGTAAAAAGGAAGACGAAACAGACATTCATAACCTGAATAAAAAAGCTCTTGAGATTACCAGCAGGGATGTTGCCAAAACTTTTTTCTACGCTTGGTTATATGGAGCAGGTTACGGCAAGATAGCTAAAATACTTTCTTGCAGTACACGTCAAGCTAAACAAAAAGTTCAAACCTTTCTGGATAACTTTAAACCGCTAAAGAAATTAAAGGAAGACATAGCAAACGCTATTAAAATCAGGAACGGTATGCTTAAAGGTCTGGACGGAAGGCCCTTGTATTCCAGAAGTCCTCACTCAGCGTTGAACCTTGTCTTTCAGTCAGCAGGTGCTGTGATTATGAAACAGTTTTTAGTTATTCTTGACGCTGAACTGCAAGCTAAATTTCAGGGCAAATATGAGTTTGTCTGTAATGTACATGACGAAGTTCAAATTGAAACTTACCCTGAAATCGCTGAAGAAATCGGGAAGATTGCCAACCAGTCTATAATCGAAGCAGGAAAACAGTTAGGGTTTAGGTGTCCGCTTGAAGGGGAATATAAAATTGGGAACAGTTGGGAGGAAACACATTGATTACATTAACAAAACAGTGGGAAAACCACATAATTCTCCAGATGAAAAAAACTTTAGAGTTTAAAACCTATATAATTGAAATGATGGATGCTTTTAAAGCTATAAAGGAAATGTGGCTGACTAAAGGTTATGGGAGAACTGCTACTTTATCTCCTAGTATTTATTATACAAGACTTTCTTTAGGGTTAAGTCGTTGGGACACACCAGAAATTGTAACTCTATTCCTTGAAGAGTTTACAGAGCGTTTCCCTTATCTGATAGATAACGAAATAAGTTTAGAATCTTCAAGAATTGTGGTGAATATTGGACACCTTAAGATACAGAGAGAATATCCAAATCTTTTTCCTTACTTCATGATTTATTTTGATTTACATAAACACCAGACTTGTAAAATGATTCCAAGAATTATCACTGAAACTTATGAGAAAACTGTTTATGACCTGCACTGCTAGAGGACAGGAATGGAAAGCTTTCAGTACTCAGGTCTTAAATCATGTGGAAAACTACACAGTACCGCAGTATGGCGATAAGCCTGACGACCTGATTGAACAGTGGACAGTGGAAGACTGTCTGAAAGATATCAAAAAAAGGATTGAAAGATTCGGTAAAAACAAGCGACCAAATCAGGAAGCATTAGACTTAATAAAGATTGCTCATGTCGCCTGTGTCGCTCACTCTAAACTAAATAAGAAAGGATTTTTTAAAAAACTTGGATTGGACAGAATTTTTGGAAGATTCCAGAATAATTAACTGGAATAAAGAAAGAGGTCTGCTTGATAAATGCGACCTGAACCTTGAGCTTAAAATGCTGCAAGAAGAACTTCGAGAGTTCATGCTTGCAGATGAACCAGCTCATTCACTTCAGGAACTTTGTGATTTCATTTTTGTACTGAACGGTACAATAGCAAAGTTCTATAGCTCACCTGAAGATATCAGTAAGAATATCAATACATTTCCAAATACGCATGAGAAATTTCTGGTACTTATGGCGTGGGCTAAAGATAGTCTTGATTATATGTATACTATCTTTGGAAAAAGAATTGCTCCAGGCATACCACAGGGGAGCTTCAAGGCTCTGAAGCAGGCACTTGATATTGTCATTGAGTGTAATCAGGCAAAACCAAAGGTTAAAAAAGAAGGAAAAATAATTAAAGGGGAACTTTACGTTTCACCTTTGGAACGAATAAGAAAGGAAGTTTTTAATGAACCAGAGAAAAGCTAAAGAAATCAGATGGAAACTCTACAGATATGAACCTGTAAATTACCGTTTCAGAGATTACAAGAACACAAACGGTACAATTACAGCCGGAACATTAAGACAAACTTATCAGGACATAAAGCGGACTGAAAGTAACTCTTAAACAAGCTTCAGATTTAAGCCTGTGTATTGAAGCTATTAGAACCTGCACAGGTACTGAAGAT